TCATATTCAAGCGCCATTGATCGGGCAAACGCTTCCTTCTGTTGAAGCATTTGGTACTGACTACCGTCACCAATAATACGACTAGATACAATGGAAGCAGCACGTGCTACGATGAATGCTTGTACAGGAGCTGGAATATTCTCCCAATCAAAGTACCAAGTAATATCTACATAGATGGTTTCATCATCCCAAGTATATGAATGTGCTGTACGATCATAGAGTTTACCCCCACGATTGACAGCATCACGATTCATATTAATTGGGTAGTTCTGATTCAAATCCATTTGAAGTACATTATTAGGAATCAGTACTTCATTGTTGGAATCAGGGGTGATTGGGTAATCATATTCTTTATTAAATGTCCAGCCTTCTGCCTGTACTTCACGGGAAACTTCTCGGAGGGTGTTGAGTACAATCGCAACGTCCGGGTTGGTTGGAGTTTCAACTCTACTTGTAACATTAGATTGAGTCAAAGTACGTTCAGACACAGTCTGTGAAATATTCACAGTGTATTCATACGTTACAGGGTCTGTAGCAGGTACAACTTCTACACCAGTTGTAGCAATAGACGTACCACTTGTCACACCAGTACCACCAATATAGGTACCGACTGGGATGTTAGCAGTAGTTGTCGTAAGTGTTGTACCAGAGATAGAACCAGTGAACCGACTTACTTCATTAATTACAAGAGTCTCTTCAGTTGTCAACGTAGTAACAGGAGCCTGACCAACTGACGCCAGGATCTGATTAACAGCTTGTAGCTCAGTGTTGGAGCCAGTGGTAGGAAATGGCATGATAACAATAATGTTATATAAAGATTTTAAAAAAAGGAGCCCCCGAAGAGACTCCCGTAATTCAATAATAGATCAGAAAGCGGAAGGAGCAGCAGCACCCACGTACAGCTCAACAGCTGCAGCAGGGTTCAGATAGTCACAACCGCAAGCCAGACGACCCAGCATCACATCACCTTGATAGATGACAGACACATCGCCGCTGGTGACTTGCACCTGAGGACCAATAGCTTCCACCATACCTGCAGCTTCCTTCTGGAAGATAAGACCGCAGGACTTGGCACCCACTTCAGCAGCAGTACCATAATCGTTGTTGATACCAGTAGAAGTATCATCATAATTATCATCAGCAGTCAGAGCTTCTCCAACAAAGTTACCAGTGTTACCGGGATCAGTCACACCAGTAGTACCACCATAAGCAGTACCATAATTACCCAGGAACGGAATGTTCATGGACTTGTAGATCTTGATACCAGCGATCTCGATGATACCTTGACCGGACTGCAGAGCAGTACCTTGAACATCACGGTTCACCAGACCATTAGTACCGACAGCTTGGATCAGCTCATAGTACTGACGGGGGTTAAGGACAGCCACGCGACCATCGCTAGAAACACCCTTCTCATCCAGAGCAGCAGCTGCATCATAGAATGCAGACACCAGATTGGCAGCCACATAAGCATCAGAATCATTGGCGGTAGTGCCAACACGAATCTGAGTACCACCGGGCTCTACATAGTTAGTAGCGGTGATGGGGCTAGCCTGACGTGCACCACGAGTGATAGCACGGAAAGCAAGACGGTCATACTTCTCAGCAAGAGCATAACCAATCTTACGAGAGATCTCACTACGAAGATCGTAATGAGCAAGCACCTCATCCAGCTCATACACGAAAGCAGAGCTAATCAGAAGATCATCACAGGTGATAGTCTTCTCAGCCACCGGGGGTGCACCGTTGCTGTCACCCAGGATGCTGTTACCAGGAGTATGGAACTCCGACTTAGTACGACCCGTGAAGATGAACTGCAGAGACTTGCCGTTCTTCAGGGTACGCTTCATGATCAGGTCCCGAGCAATAGTGTTATGCTGGAAACCTTTGAACATCTCACCCGAAAACAGTTTCAGGTAAAGGGCACGGCGATCCGCGCCGAAATTATCTGAACCCGGTACAGTAAGTTGTGCGGGGTTCACATTAGATTGAAAAGCCATTTTTAAAGGAGTTAAGTAATAAGACTTGCTCCCAAACGTTTGGAAATTTTTTAGATTTTTATTGTGGTCTATCCCACCGTCTAGACGGCGAAGGTTGTCTCCGTAGAGGCCAACGCCAATAGGAGCCAGGTCCGACTCTGAGGTGCCTGACTCCGTTTAGTTATTTTTGTTTAGGTGTGTAAGCAACGCCGCGATACTTCAGCTTCTGCTCTTTCTGTTGAGCTTTCTGCTCCCGTACACGGGCATCCAATTCGACTTGTGTCATTGTTCGGAAAGAAGTGTCTGAGCCCCGTTCCATGCTCAGGCGGTATGCGTCCCCGAAGGGATGAACGTACGTTGCTTACTTCTTCTTAGCAGTCTTGGCTGCCTTCTTAAACTGTGCAGCAGTAGGAGCACCAGGACTACCGGGCTTCCTCATCTTCTCACCACTACCTTGTTTGATTCTCATCCGTTTAGCATGGATGTTTGCATAGAGACCACGTTTAGCCATTAGCCAATCACCGGAGCAGTAAGTGCTACAGGAGTTGTCTCAGCTGCAGCAAGATCAAGGGGGAAGTTGTGAGCATTACGTTCATGCATCACTTCGAAACCAAGGTTAGCACGATTCAGAATATCTGCCCAGGTGTTGATCACTTGCCCTTGAGCATCGATAAGGCTTTGGTTAAAGTTGAAACCATTAAGATTGAAAGCCATGGTCGAAACGCCCAAAGCAGCAAACCAGATACCAACAACAGGCCAAGCAGCAAGGAAGAAATGAAGGCTACGGCTATTATTGAAAGATGCATACTGGAAGATCAAACGTCCAAAATAACCATGAGCGGCAACGATGTTATACGTCTCCTCTTCTTGACCAAACTTGTATCCATAGTTCTGAGATACTTCTTCAGTCGTTTCACGAACAAGACTAGACGTAACCAAGCTGCCGTGCATCGCGCTAAATAGAGACCCACCAAAAACACCCGCAACTCCAAGCATGTGGAAGGGGTGCATAAGGATGTTATGTTCAGCCTGGAACACAAGCATGTAGTTGAAGGTTCCCGAGATACCCAAAGGCATACCATCAGAGAAGGAACCTTGTCCGAAGGGATAGACAAGAAATACAGCGGTAGCCGCCGCCACCGGAGCTGAGTATGCGACACAAATCCAAGGCCTCATTCCCAATCGGTACGATAGCTCCCATTCCCGGAGCATGTAGGCATACACACCGATAAGGAAGTGGAAGATAATGAGCTGGTAGCAGCCGCCGTTATAAAGCCATTCGTCCAGCGAATTGGCAGCCCACACTGGGTACATATGTAGCCCAATTGCGTTCGAGCTGGGTACCACTGCCCCTGAGATAATGTTGTTACCCCACATGAGGGAGCCTGATACTGGTTCACGAATGCCATCAATGTCAGTAGGTGGTGCGGCAATGAATGCGAGGATGAAGCAAGTTGTTGCGGCCAACAAGCAGGGGATCATAATTACCCCAGCATGGCCGATATAAAGACGATTTTTAGTACTGGTTACCCAGTTTAAATATGAATCCCACATACCCCGAATTGGGTTAGTTGGGCGCAGGACAGTTGCGGTAATCATTTCAGTTCTTTTTGAAGAGTTTGTAGATGGCATCAGCAACAGCAAGTGCTTCTTCTTCATTCATACAAATATGGCGAATTCGTTTATCACCTTTCTCAACATCATATACCCATTCAGAAATGGTACATCCATCACAATTTACATCAAGGTGAGTGTCTTCCACTGTGTACCAAAAATCTTCGTGTTCTTGAATACGAACTTGGTTGGTGATTTCAATAGGCATTTGAAGTTCCTTTGTGTATGAGAGTATTATAAGGCATCACAGGGACACTTGGAGCATCCCTTGTGTCAGTTCTTCATCTGTCCCAGTCATAGTATGTGGTAGTATTCCCAAAATTCAAATAATGCCAGAACAAATCCCTCATTCGTTCTTCATTTGGAAATCCGTCAAGGTGGTTCCACATATGGTTCCTCCAAGACCACACACAGAATTCAAAGAGAGAAATAGAGGTCCATATTGTCCATTTACGAAATGTGTCAGTCATGTTTGGGGTTGTGCAATAGTAACCATGGTAGTTAATTAAGACGTGTTACTTTGACTCGTCCAACTCCAGAACCAGTGAGACCGATAGTATCAGCCGCACCTTTACTTAGATCAAGAGTCCTACCATGAA